TAGCGGTAGCTTTGACACTTCTTTTGATAACTTTTTTTGGATGCGTGTAGAAGTAGCTTCAACCGTTGATGTTGCAAGATATGATGGTAACTTTTTAATATCCTTTACAGAGCACAGTGTTTAATGCCTATAAATGAAACAGACCTTAGAATATTAAATCAAGATTTTCCAGATACTTTCAAAACTATTCCGGACTATCTAAGCCAAAACAAAACTTACCAAGAGCAAGTTCTTCCGCCTGAAATTGGTGAGCCAGTTCAAGAAGAAGAAGAGACTAAAGTTGCTTTAATTGAAAAAGCAAAAAAAAGAATTCTTGAAGCACAGCAAAGTATTAGTGGAATTAAAAAAATTATAGAACAAAAGTATGGCGAAGGTCTTTCTGTTGAATTAACTCCCGAAGACAATGAAGTTCAAGCCGCTATGTATAATATTTTTCAAGTAGAAGATGCTAGTGAAATTACTTTTGAGCAATACAAGCAAGCTCTAGAAAGATTTAATAATTTAAGCGAAAATTTCCAACAGGAAGCTATTGATGAAAATTTTAAGTAAAGAAGAGTTATTTAAATCCATAGATGGGTTTAAAAAAGATGAAGAAGATAGGCTTTTTGAGTTGTTTGTAAAAATGCTGCCATTTTTTATTGAATCAATTACAAGCCCAGAGATAAAAGAGATAAAAGAAGACTTGCAAAAAACTTATTTTGAAAACCTCTCTATAATTGAAAAAAACAAAAAAAATAGAGAAAATATTACAGTGAAGTTTACATGAAAATAAATGTAAGAGAATTAAATGATCTTAGTTTGATTATTACAGCGTTTGAGTCTAAGTTAAAGCCCGGTCAGGCTCCAGTTAGAAGTTACCGACTAATGGATACCGCTGAAAAGTTAAATAAAAAGAATTTTGATTTGGTTGACTTTAGTAGTGCTAAAGATGCTATTACTAAGTTTAACAAAGACTTTGAAGAGTCTAAAGCGGGTCAACAGATCAATGAGATTAATAAGCTTATTTCAGATTTTTATTCGCCAAAAAAAAATAGCACTTTTAAAACTCAAGTTGGTGATATTGGTTTAAATATTCAAGGAACTTTAGGTAAGATTCTCACCGCTGCAGATGCCGGTGAAGCTGCGAAAGGAGTTATTCAAGACTGTTTACCTTGTGATTTGAGGTTTGAAGGTTTTAAGCTTGAGCCAGCAACTTCTTTTTTAAAAAACATAATATCTCAGCTTGAAAATTTAATTAATTTAAATATTTCTTTTGCAAACAATCTGTTAAATACAAACTTATCCGATGTTGAGTTTTGTGCAACTTTTGATTTATTTGATTTTAATTGTCTTCCAGATATTAGTGCTATTATACTTGCCCTAAAAAGAGATATAGATATTAGCTTTAAGATTCCTGCATTTAAACTGCCAAGTCCAGGCGATCTTATATCGCTGGCGCTAACACCGCTATTTTCTATAATGTCTTCTTTAGCAGCAAGTTATGGCGGACTTATAGTCAACCCAATTGACTGTGTTTTAAATTCAATAGACAACCAAATAGGAAAACTGACAAATCATATTAAAGATACAAAAGATAAGATTAATCTTAAGTTTGGTCTTGAATTTGGTGGAGTTCAACTTGCTGGAGACAAAGGAATTTCTACTGCAGCATCTATGTTTGATGTAAATACTAGAGAGTCAAAAGATACCAACCTTATTGAAAGTTATAAAAAGCAGTTTTTAGACAAACAAATTGACGCTAAAGCGGCCATTGAATACTTAAAGAAAACGCTAAAGCCTTTAGATGATGCAAGGAAATTTTTAAGGAGCCTGCGAGAGAAACTTTTAGAGGCAAAGCGATCTGTACTAAATTGGCTTAATCAATACCAACAAAGATATGCTGCAATATCTAACAATCTTTTTTCATCTATTTTTAACGTTGTAAACCAAACTATTAGCTTGGTTTCTAAGTTTGTAAGTTTTTCTATTATGGTGATTACCTATGCGACTATTTTAGAAAGACTTAAAGGTTGCGAAAAAAGTGAGCTTGCAAATCAAAAAGAATCTATAGCAAAAAAATCCTTGCAGATTTTTGCAGAAAACAACAAAGCTGTTGCAAAAGACTTAGACTTAGATAACTTTGTCTATACAAATACGGTTAAACTAACTCCACAAGAAAGCAGTATTCTTGGTTTGCGGCCAAAAAGCTCTGACTCTCTTCCAACTTCCGAAGTTGATATTTTGTTAGAATTTAAAAAGGAATTTGATTTTAATACTTGCAAAAACAAAGTATTTAACAACACTTTTTACAATATAGATGAGTTTTTGACCAATGAATAAAAAAAGAAAAAAGCCTCTAAGGGATGCGCAATTTATAGATCCAGAAGCTCCGGTTTACAACAATGAGTCGCCAGACGTTAAGGTTAAAGTTGTAGGGCATGGTGATGATCTTGCCCTAAAGCATGTATATGATCGCTCTTTGGCTAGAAGTTTTAACAAGCGCAACCTTAAAAATAAACCGCTTGTTCATCCAGTTGACTACGATGAAGCTTCTTCTGGCTTTAACCTTGTAGGTTCTTTTGAAGCACCCCTTTACAACTTTGCAGAAATTATTGCTGTGATTCATACTGAGGCTTTAGTGGCAAGAGCCTTTGGTAGGCAAAAAATTCTTGGACTAAAACATGGCTTTGTTTTTGTTGGAAAAAACAAAAAGATTGTTGACTATATTAAAAAGCGTCTACAAATGATTTGCTTTAGAAGCAATACAACAGTGTATGGCTTAGTAAATGCAATGATGACTGATATTATTCAATTTAGCAATCACTTTAGCGTACTTGTTAGAAGTGCAAAACATAGTGAAGGAGCCCCTTATAAGCTGGGCGGAAAAACCTACCAGCCAATAGCTGGCATTTTTCCAGTTGCAATAAATACACTTCGCTTTAAAAAAGATATTCGTGGCAGAATGGAAAAAATCAAACAAGGATCTCTCTCTAACGGCTTAAATAGACCTAGAGATAGAAATAAAGAGTTTGGGTTAGACGAGTTTATCCATTTTAAAACTTGGGCCTCTCCAGGTACAAACCTAGGAGTTCCTATTTTGGTACCAGTTTTTGACGATATTATCACCCTTCGAAGAACTGAAGAAAAGGCTGAAATACAACTACACAGGCATTTAAATCCATTAATGAGCTATCAGGTAGGTACTGAAAACAATCCTGCTAGAGAGTATCCTCCCAGTGAAATGCACCCCGGTGGATACAACGAAGTTGTTGATGTCAGCGATAAAATTGCCTACCTTCCCTCAGAAGGAGCAATTGTTCACCCAGAAAGGCACAAGATTGAACTTTTGAGTGCTAAGCTAAACCAGTTGTCTCCAATGGAACAGCTTGAGTATTTCAAAAAAAGAGTTCTTGGTGGACTGATGATTTCTGGTTTAGATATTGGCGAAGGCGACACGTCAAACAGAAGTACTAGCGATACTCTCTCTAAGACTATTATTGATCTTGTTAAATATTACCAACAAGAAATAGCTGAGCAGTTTAAGCATAATATTATTATGCCCCTTTTAAGAGAGAGTACTTTTTTTAACTCTGAAGATGAGTTAATGCTAGAAGAAAATCAAGTTGAACTTCAGTTTACTGAAATTGACTTTGACTCTTTAATAAAAAAAGAAAATCATTTTGCCAATATTTTTTCAAAAAATATGATAACCCACGATGAAGCCCGAACCAAGACTGGCTTTGATCCACTTTCCGATGAAGATTTAGAAAAAACTCAATATCATCTTTTTCCAAAAACTAAGCAAGATAATGCAGTTGAAAATAATGATATGCCAACAAACCAACACGGAACAAAGATGGCACCAACTACAAGAACCTCTTCTATGATTCTAGATAGTTTTAGTAACCCAGTTTCTAATCCCAGCGGAACGCTTTCTAGCACTTGGTTTGACCTAGTAAATCATCCACAACTTCATTCCTTTGGAAAACAAAGAATGAAGTCTTTTGTAAAAATTGCTATGGATGCTGCAATTCATCAATATTCAAATCAACTACAAAGCTCTTTTGCTCAAGGTATTGTTGATGTTTTAAATGAATCTGAAGATGTAAGCTTCGATTTTCAAATAGACTATGATTTTAGAGTTGACGAAGGCAAGAGAGTCGTCACAAAACTAGTTGACAATTTGATTAATGGGCTGTTTACTGCTTATGACAAGCTTGATGCGAATATCAGGGACTTAATGATGAATAAGTTTTCTAGAATTAAAATGATTGACACTAACGAATCTGCTAGAATGTATAATTATGGTAGAGCAGTTGCTTATGCAAAGTTAGGTTTTTCTAATTTAAAATTACAAAATTTAAATGAATCGCCTTGTGAGCCTTGCAAAGATTCTGCTAAAAATTATAAATTGAATTTAAGATTTTTAGATTATAGTATGATGCCACCTCATTCACATCCAAACGCTAATCAAAAAGTTATAGGTATTAAGTAATGGATATAAACAAACAAAAAAGTCAAATTATTCAAGTTCAAATAGACCCTGGTTTATTTAGAGACTTAGCCTTTGACAAAGCTAACGGTAGCAAAAATAGCGAAGGTGGTCTTATTGTTCTTGATAATGCTGATTCCAAAAAACGAATATTAAAAGTTAAAGCGCCAGCCACACATGCTGGTCGCGTAACTTTAAATGATGCACTTTATCAACCTAGAAGAATGCGCCAAGCAGTCTCTTCTTTTACCAACCCCTACAATTTACCAATTCTTATAAACCACAACGTCAAAGAAGATGCTATTGGCAGAGTTAAATCTGCCTGGTATGAAGACTATGATATGGCTCAATATGGCTTTCGAGGAGTTGATTTTAGCCAGCTAAGCCATAGAGAGTTTTTTAAAGTTCTTAAAAGATTTATTGAAGATGGTGTTTTAGAAGATCGTAGTTTTAAGGGCATGGGTCACGCTGGAATTGAATTTCATGTAACTGACCAAATGGCTATTGAAAAGTTTATGGACGAGCGTTATTTTAACCTTTCTATTCGCGCAGTAACAGATAGGCTTCTGTCTCCTTTAAATGGAAAAGAAATGCGTAGCTGGTGGGAAGAAGAAGAAGATGATGATAGGGACTCTATGTCAGAAGTACCTTTTGTCGTTCTTGACAATATGACCTTTAAAGAAACTTCTGTTGTCAATATTCCTGGAGACGAATTGGCCTTTCCAGAAAGCATGGAATTAGTTTTTAGTGATTCTGCAATTCAACAAAGAAAAGAAAAACTTCACAAAGATAACTATCAAGATAAATATGATAAGATAGTTGTTGATGGTTATTATGAAGTTGATTATAAAAAGACTGATACATCTGCAGTTATGCCGCAAGCTGCAGAAACAAATATAGAACCTTCAAATAATGAAAATGAGGATAATTCAATTCAAATGAAAAGATTGAAAAAAGACTTTACCGCACAGGATTTCTACGATCTTTATAACGAAAAGTTAAAAGAAAAGGGCGTAGAAGATTCTGAGCAGTTTGAGCTAACCGATGAAAGTGTACTTAAAATTGGTGGCAAAAACTTTGCTGGTCCAAAGAGTACTTTTCCAGTTGATTCCAAAGTTGCTTATGAGATTTCAAAAGAAATTCTCGACGAAGCAGAAGATATGTCAGCTGCAACCAAGCAATTAATTTCTAAAATTTTAGATAGCAAATCTTCTAAGTTTGCACCTGCAACTTCTAGCAGCACTTTTAGCCTAGAAACTTTTGATTCTATTAAGGGAGATCTTTCTGCATTTGATTTTGCAAATATTGCAGAGTCGGTTTGTTCTGAAATCAAAGAAAGAGAACTTGATAGTTCTGTTATTCCATCTTTAGAGCACTTTCAAGTTGCAGATGCAAAATCTGCAACCAAAGTTGTTTCTTTAGAGTCAGAAAACCAAAAGCTAACTGCTAATTTAAAAGACCTAGAAGAGCAACTAGATTCTTCTGCAAAAGACAGAAGACTTGCAGTTGTTACCGCTAGAAACTTGTTAGATGTTTTTGTTGATAATTTAAAAATTGAAACTTACGAAGATGTTATAAAAGATAGTAGGGAAGACAAAACCGTCGAAGCACTTATATCTGAAATTCAAGAAATTTTTAAAGATGAAGCCAAACTAGACAAGATTAAATCAGTTATTGATGGTTTTTCTGGCGATTCTGCTAGTGAAGAGCTTCTCGAAAATCCCCTTGATGTTGATTCTGGAGATGGTGGAGCGCCTACCGTATTAGATCAAATTAAAGAGCAATTTGTTTCTTTGAAAGATAGCGGTAAAGGCGAAAGCTTTTTAGACAGTATGGTTGCGATTGGTGAAATCACCATCGAACAAAAAGAAGTAATCCTCAATGGATAATTAATAGATTTTATAGATTATAAGGAGAATTCAAAAAATGGCAGATTTCAAGATTTGGACAACAGATGGTCATTTAGTACCTGATCCAATGCACAGTGAGTCTCAAAGGCCTCATATGGAAAATGCGTTGCCAGCTGCATGGCTGCCAACCGCCGACGGTCTTTACGATGCTTCTATTGAAGAATATATTACTGTTCTTCCCGGTAAAGCTGTTGCTAAAACCAGACAAAATGACCTAGTTCCCGCTGGTCTTCTAAAGAAGTATCAAGCTGCTGCTGGTGGCGATACCGTACTAGAATACAGCACCGTTGATAGAGATCACAAAGTTACTAACTTGGTAACTGGTACTTATGTTACTGCTGCAGTAAGCTACACCAAAGATCAAGTTGAAACAGCTTTGAGAAATCTTAACGTGCTTCAAAGTACAGAAGATCTCGAAAAGTTTATTAGTGCTCCAATGGGAGTTGTACCCTATTCTTACTTAAATAGAATGGGATCAGATCCTTTTAACCCAAACACACACAGGCTAACAAACTTTAACCTACAGCACAAAGTTGCTATTTTGACTGACTATGTAATTAAAGTTCCAGTCGTTCCAGTTCAGGCAGCTGGTGTTCCTCTTGCTAGTTTAGGTTCTTTTTCTGCTAACACAGAAAGCCTCGGAACTAACGTTTATGTTCTTACTGGTACTAACACCGACTACCTACCATGGGCTACTTCTGTAAAAGAAAGACTTCCTTGGACATTTGATGCTGATCCTCAGAATGTTTTTTCAAGTCAGGTTCACTCAAAGCGAGCTGTCAATGGAACTGGCAAGTGGCACGTTGATGATGCAAATCAAAAACTATACTTCTACCACACTGGCGCTCTCGCTGTTGCTACTGCTGCTGTTGGTACTTCTGAAGCTTACCTTTATCACTACAATGCTGCAAACGACAGCCACGTTGACAGAAACATCGTTTGTGCCGTAGGCGATATTAAGCCTGGTGACTATGTAACTGTAACTCCTAAGTCTAACTACATTCCTGTAACTCAGTTAACTCCAACCTTTAGCCTTGGAGAAAATCTTGCGCTTACAGTTGGTGGAGACTTAGATACTACCGTAACTTCAACCAGCGCAACTTCGCTAACTGCTAACTTTAATAAAATTGTAAACGGCTTAGAGCAACTTCAGACGGTAGCTAGAGAAGACGCTATGTTAATAGGTCAAGTACTAGATGTTGTAACTGGACCCAAAGGTGGACTCGATAGAGTCAAAACCTTTGGCGAAGGCAGAGACTGGACCAATAACTACAAAGATAGACTTCCCGGTTCTGCCACTGCTGGACAGAGTGATCTTATTACTTGGTCAAAAGCTGCTAACAAATACGCAATTATCAACATCATCAAAAAGTAATTTTTTAGAATAGAGGTTATTATTTAAATGAAAAGTCTTAAGCAACATTTATCTAAAATTGATAAGTCAGATCGTACACTTAACGTCACTGACAAGCAATTGGATGATGGTTATAAAGTATTCAAGCAGTCTTGGGATGAGCGTCAGGATATCTATTCTAGAGAAGGTCTTACTGTTAAAGATGCTTTTGCTCTACCCAACGCCAATCTTTACTTACCAAGGGTAATCGTCGAAATTGCTAGAGATGCTATTGAACCAAATATTGTTCTCACCAATCTTTTACAGAAAGTTCCTTATGAAGCTGGCCTAAAGATTGTTAAAGGTGGTGTCGGAGCTGTTGAAGCTTCAGAAGTAGCAGAAGCAGAAGCATACCCAGAATTTAGCGTTAATACTGGCGGCAACACCGTTACTGCTAGTGTTGGTAAATTTGGTCTAAAGTTTAAGTTTACCGATGAGCTAGCAGATCAGTCTTCAATTGACTTTTACTCTCTTTACATCGCCAAAGGTGGCGCTGCTCTCAAGAGACTAAAAGAGCAAAAGATTGCTCAGTATATTACCGA